CTACTTCGCTTTTGCTTCCGCTCGCTTACGCCGGCGCTCTTCTTTCCTCTCGGCTTTTGCCATGTCCATGAATGCCTGCATGATCGAGTTCCGCATCATGTAGCTAACAAAGTGATGATTGACACAGCCGTTGAGGCGCAGCTGCTCGCCAAACTCATCCACCGAGGCCAATGCTTCCATCATGCCCTTCTCGCCTTTCATGAACTCTGAGAAGTCGCGCCCCGCTCTGGAGGCGCATTCAATGACACGATCAATCATCCCGGAAGCCCGGGGATCGTAATCTGCAGCTGGTTAGCCAGGGAGTTAATCTCAGCGACCAACACTGGCTTCGTATAGCGCCATGCTGCCAGCCCTTGTCCGCAGAAGCTCGCCATGTCTTTCTTCTGGTCAAACTCATGACATTTCATGTTGAGCTGCGCACTTAAGCTGTTGCGATGCTGAAGTTCTCCGGTGAAGTAGTCATCGAGGACTTTATAGGCCGCGTACTTGAACCCGGGGTTTAGCCATGCTGCATAATCATAAGCAACAAACTTCCCGCCATATGTTCCACCGTGTACACCGCGCTCAGTAAAAACCACAGATTCGTGGTTTTTCTCCAGCTCGGCTAAGAACTCTTTGGTCTGCTTGTTTCGCAGGTAGTAGTACGGAGATTCAGATTCACTTTTACCACTGGCTTTCCACATATCAGTGAGGCAGATCATGCCATCTTCACCGATACGAATTGGTTGATTGAAGAGGGTTAATGATTTCATAGCGTATACCTACTCTTTGAAATGAACCTTTGCCGCACAGGAAACCAGCCCACCGAGGCTCGCCAGCACTAACTGGTATCCTCAAAGGCCCATTCCAAAGGGGCTGGTTCGGTGTAAAAAAACATGCGTTGCGGTACGCATTTATTGCAAAAAAGCCCCGCATCGCGAGGCTCATTAAATGGACTTTGTGATTTGCAAAAAAATTATTTCAGGCATTGCGTCCTGATGTACTCCTGCATTTCGATAGTCGCGTTAGCATCAGCAAGCTCCTTTGTATATCTGGCGTCGAGTTCTGCTACATCATGTTGACGCTTCTGCATGTCAGCGATTGTGGATGTGGCCTTATCGCGCTGCTCTTTGTAGGTAATGGCGTTATCACGGTAATGATTAACAGCCCATGACAGGCAGACGATGATGCAGATAACCAGAGCGGAGATAATCGCGGTTACTCTGCTCATACCTCAATCTCTCTGACCATTCCGCCAGCTTCTTTGAATTTTGCAATCAGGTTGTCAGCCTTATGCTCGAACTGACCATAACCAGCCCCCGGCAGTGAAGCCCAGATATTGCTGCAACGGTCGATTGCCTGACGAATATCACCGCGGTCAATCATCGGTAAAGCGCCACGCTCTTTAATCTGCTGCAATGCCACAGCGTCCTGACTTTTGGGAGAGAAGTCTTTCAGGCCAAGCTGCTTACGATAGGCATCCCACCAACGGGAAAGAAGCTGGTAACGTCCGGCTGCTGTTGATTTGAGTTTTGGGTTTAGCGTGACAAGTTTGCGAGGGTGATCGGAGTAATCAGTGAATAGCTCTCCGCCAACAATGACGTCATAACCATGATTTCTGGTTTTCTGTCTTCCGTTATCAGTTCCCTCTGACCACGCCAGCATATCGAGGAACGCCTTACGTTGATTATTGATTTCCACCATCTTCTACTCCGGCTTTTTTAGCAGCGAAGCGTTTGATAAGCGAACCAATCGAGTCAGTACCGATGTAGCCGATGAACACGCTCGTTATATAAGCGAGATTGCTACTTAGTCCGGCGAAGTCGAGAAGGTCACGAATGAACCAGGCGATAATGGCGCACATCGTTGCGTCGATTACTGTTTTTGTAAACGCACCGCCATTATATCTGCCGCGAAGGTACGCCATTGCAAACGCAAGGAATGCCCCGATGCCTTGTTCCTTTGCCGCGAGAATGGCGGCTAACAGGTCATGTTTTTCTGGCATCTTCATGTCTTACCCCCAATAAGGGGATTTGCTCTATTTAATTAGGAATAAGGTCGATTACTGATAGAACAAATCCAGGCTACTGTGTTTAGTAATCAGATTTGTTCGTGACCGATATGCACGGGCAAAACGGCATGAGGTTGTTAGCGCAACCTCCTGCCACCCGCTTTCACGAAGATCATGTGTAGAAGGCCGCAGCGTAACTATCACTGATGAATTCAGGATAGCCAGTGGCTACGGCTCAGTTATGGTGCTGGTTAACGGACTTGAACCGCTACCCATTCGCTTACAAGGCGACTGCTCTACCATTGGAGCTAAACCAGCATGTTTGGCGGGACAGCGTGGACTCGAACCACGATAAGAAGGTTAACAGCCTTCCGTAATGACCTTTATACGACTGACCCAAATAAAAAAAGCCACCGTTGCAACTTAAGAGTCACTAACGGCAGCTTACCTTCTAATTATGGCTAAATGGATAATTGCATGTCAAGGCTTTTAACAGCAACATGCTTAACTTTCTCAACACGTTTACGCATTTTGAAAGCATTTTGCATTGGCTGGTACAAAACAAATAACGACGCTTTCAGGATGTCGTCAATTTCGTTTCTACAGGTTGCCAGTGAAGGTTTTCTCCATCCCTCGCCACCACGTCCACACATCTTGCGTGGCTTTGCAGTCGCGTGATAGTAGGATGCAATTGCTCGCTTAGATGAACCATGAGCGTAGTAGCTGAGGAGGATGCCAAAGGCTTTCTTGTCAATGCACATGACGGAATCGACGACCTGAGAAATCAACATTCCATCATCATCATTGCACATTGGCCTTGTCATAACTCTTCCCGGCTCTACGCTCTCCATGAACTTCGCTATTACGCTGCTCATACGCTTTTCCAGACGACCTGAATAAACCCATGCGCCCCACAGTTCAAGCCAGCCATTCAGCCACTCATGCTGTTCTTTGGTGAGGTTTAGTTCTCTTATGCCCACGCGCCTTCTCCCTGTACCTGAATCAATGTGAGATTTCCGCAGAACACTGCGCCGGTATCGATATACATCTGGTTGGCAAATTTGAGTGGTTTCACTGCTGGCGTATGACCAAAGATGAACGTGTCCGCGCCTTTAATTTCTTTCACGATCCCGTCTTGTGAGTTGCTGATTCGTTTGCGGTTCCAGATTACCTGCTGATGATCAACTGGCTTTCCAAACTCGTATTCGTCAAAGGGATAATCGGCGTGGCAGATAACATATTTTTTATCTTTGCTCACCAGTTCGATGATTAACGGAAGTTCTTCTGCTTTATGGGCAAGAGCTTTAGCCAGAATTTCTTTGTCGTAATCGAGATTAAAGAACCAGCCACCGCCATTAAGCAGCCAGTGATTGACGTTTCCACGCTCTGATAAGCCATCAATCATCATTTGCTCATGGTTTCCACGTACAGCTCTGAACCAGGGGAATGTGATTAATTCCAGACATTCGACGTTCTCTGTACCGCGATCAACCAAATCGCCCACCGAGATAAGCAGGTCTTTTTTGGTGTCGAATCCTATCGTCTCCAGTTTTTTCATCAGGTTCGTGTAGCATCCGTGCAGATCGCCAACTACCCAAATATTTCGGTATTTGCTGCCATCAATTTTTTCGTAATAGCGCATCTCTTTCACTCCATCCGCGATGAACCATGAGAACGTCGTTGACGATGGCGTGCATTTTCCCGTCTTTATCATCAACGTATTTTCTGACCGTACCGCGACTACATTTCAGTCTGCGTGCTACTTCTGTCTGGTTTCCGTATGCTTCAACGAGCATGTCTGGAATGGTTTTTACTGAGAACGTCATGCGGCCTCACTTCTGCTATTTCGCAGGTCTTTGAGTTTCTGCTGATACTCCGCCTTGATGGCCCTGCACTCTTCGACAGTCCAGCGATGGCGGTTATGGTTTGATTCGATTTCGTCTACTGCTTCCTGCCCGATGCGATTAATCAGTTCGACGCGATACGGAACGAGATTTCCGCTTTTGTGCTGGTTGCACACCACGCATTGCTTGTGAATATTGCGTTCATCAAATCGGAGTTGAGGTGCCGCAGCAGTTGTCCGGTAATGTCCGGCATCCCACTGAGCAGACGTGAGCGTTCCGCACGAGATACATGGTAAGTCGCGGTCTCTTTCTCTGATGAAGGCGTTTACGGCTTGTTGGGCTTGTTTAATCCAGTAACTGCGGGGCTTTAAGGCGAGTTTTCGAATCTTAAGTTTATCTTTCTGTCTCTGATCCTCTCGTCGTCGTTTCTTCTCTGCTGCTTTTTCCGCTTTTTCGCGTTCTTTACTTCGTCGTTCGAGTGCTATCTTGGTTCCACACTCTGGAGAGCACCACCACTGATTAGCGAATGCAGGGTGAAACCATTCCCGACATTCATCGTTTTTACATCGTCTTCGCGCTGGTTTAGCCATCGTCTTCTTCCTCGTACATTGAGCTATTCGGATCGCTCATCAGTTCTGCGCAGTTATGGTCTGCCATGGTTTTCATGAAAACCCAGTTCTTTTTCTGCCCTCTTCCTTTCTGCAATAGCGTCAATGATGCTAGCAAATATTCCAAGATATTTGGTGCGCCCATCTACGCATATATTCGCAATCCACTTGCATCTCTCTTTATTGAAATACACTCCAGTCACTCCTGACGAATTGGTTATTTTTCTCTTTTGGTTCTGTGCATTTTGTTGGTGTGTAACCAATCGAAGATTAGATAGCCTATTATCTGACCTTACTCCATTTATATGATCAATTTTATACCCTAATGGAATCTCACCATTATTTATCATCCATATAACGTGGTGAGCATAAGTAATTACACCATCGATAGTTAACATCCTATAACCATCACTCCTAATGTAACCAGCAACACTGCCAACCTTAACATTATTAGAAGGAGACACTTTCCATCTAAGCACACCTAAAACATCATCATATGATAATTTATTTCTTAATTCGTCTATGTTGCTTATATTTCTCATTATGTTCCACCATATTTAAGCATTCATATATACAACGCTCACACACGTGAACCTCCAGCACATGCAGCTTCTGACCGCAGTTAGCGCACGTTAAAGCTCGCTCGACGCTTTCTTGTTCGTAACTTCGATTTGGGTCAATCACCTTGTTTTCCTCGCACGTTCTCTAAGCCACCGGATATCCCACAGGTGAGCCGTGTAGTTGAAGGTTTTTACGTCAGATTCTTTTGGGATTGGCTTGCGTTTATTTCTGGAGCGTTTCGTTGGAAGGTATTTGCAGTTTTCGCAGATGATGTCGGTGATACTTCGTCGCTGTCGTCTCATGACGCATCCTCAAAATTAAATCCAAGCTGACATGAAAATGCTTCACATGATTCAGAACACGAACCTGAATCATACTGTCGCATTGATGTCATTCTTGAGGCTAACTCATCTCTTGATATATCACTAAACAAGGCAATCAGTGATTTAAGTGTATTATTCCCTCGATACATAACCGGTTCCTTTCCTGTTTTTATTTCTGTATCAAGGATGTTGATAAATGCATCTGCAAGTTCTGGCTCATCCATGGCTGCCAGCGCCACCTTTTGCATACTTTTTTTTATGCAGAAAACACAATTACCAAGATGCTCCTGTATGCCAAGATCAAACTTCTGCTCACTCCACCAATCAAGCACATCCTGTTTTTCAAAATCGCTTATATCAGCCAGGTACCGAAAACCATTAGCCCTTTTAAGCCTGTTTGGTTCATCTGTGCGAATGCCAAGCCATGTGATGTAATTTCCTTTCCCAAACTTTTCCTGACAATATTTGGTGAATGGAACAGACTTCATTCTGTCGGTACAGAACGCACCGCCGATATATGGATGTCCGTATTTATTCAACATCCTTTTCCACGGTATAAGATCTGGACCAATATCATTGACACCTATCTCTTCATAACTACTGGCCTTCCCCATTTCTGGATTAGGTATTACACGAAGGCAATATAAGTCTATTTTCCAGTTACTGACGATATTTCGGATGAACTCATATGTTTTAGGGTGCTCTGCCCCTGTATCCATGAAAACGTAATGCACGTCTTCACCTGCCTGTCGCTTTTGCTCCATTAGCCAGAGCAAATATGCTGACGTCCTGCCACCTGAGAAACTAACGACATTTATCATGCAGCCCTCCTGACACCCTGCCCGATCGCCATCAATGCCGCTTTGGATACGGTAGTAAACATCCGTCGAGGACTGATGAACGGTCGCCAAATCAGCAGCATGGAGCCTTTGCTGTTTCCCTTCTTCTCCAGCCCCGTCGATGGTTCGATAAAATTAATCCGTCCATCAGTGATAATACGAACTTCGTCGACACTCTCCAGAGCCTTGCTGAACCATCCGACTGACATATCCTCTGGCACAAGCATAACTACCGTCTGTCGCTGTTGTATGCACTGCTCAGCGGCTTTTTCCACCCACGGCCTGATATTGCTGTACGGTGGGTTATTCCAGATTGCACCGTGGCTTATCCACTCAGAATTTAGCGCGTCGTCGGCCTCAGTTAGCCAGTGAGCGCACAGAGCGTTTTTGTCGCTCGCAGCTGAATCCAGCCAGAATCCAAACTCAATATCCAGCGCATCAAAAAGCCAAAGCGGCGTTTGCCAGCAGTCCTTGTCGTGTGCTGGCGTATTTGATTTGATAGTCATGCAGCCTTCCCTTTTCGTTGTGACCATTCATACTCTCGCCGGGAGTCATCACTCCACCGCACGTTGCGCTCTGAGCCGAACCAGAACATGATTTCGATAAGCTCAGTCATGCTGGCCTTTCGCATTTTGCTGGTACGCACGCCAAGCATAACAACGCCACCGTCGATACCAGGCGCACTTCGTTGCTCCAGTTTTTTGGTCTTAAGCCACAGGGCAGTGAACAGGTCTTTCCAGTCCTCCGGCGCAAGTCTCTCTCCATGCCAAAGCACCTGACGCGATACGTCCTGCAATAACGCCCACATAAGGCGGTTTTGAGGATTGCTCCGCTTTGGTTCTTTAATGTGGACTTCGTGAGGTGACTTGTCGTCGATCGGAAGTGAGAGTATTGCGTCTATGGCGTTGTTTCTGATTGCTTCGTTGCGAAGCATGTATATTTGCTTCATCGTTACCTCAACTCACAAAACGCCACGCCACTTTTGCTACGACAACAGGCATAACACCGATAATCACCCACAGGAAAATGCTACCGAAAAGCACACCCACCAGGTCTTTACCTTCGCCTACCAACCGGACAAAACTGCTGGCAACAACAATGAACGTCGCCACCATCCACATAGCACCGAGAATCCTCAATGCAGAGAAAATTAACTCAGCCACGATTTACCCTCCCCCAAATAAAAAGGCCTGCGATTACCAGCAGGCCTGTTATTAGCTCAGTAATGTAGATGGTCATCTTTTAACTCCATATACCGCCAATACCCGTTTCATCGCGGCACTCTGGCGACACTCCTTAAAAATCAGGTTCGTGCTCATCTTTCCTTCCCGTTCTTCCCTGGTAGCAAACCGGTAATACACCGTTCGCCAGACCTTACCTTCGATAACCAGAAGACCTGCCCGTGCCATTTTAGCCGCGGCCTGATTTATGCTGGTTACTGTTGCGCCTGTTAGCGCGGCAACGTCCGGCGCACAGAAGCTATTATGCGTCCCCAGGTAATGAATAATTGCCTCTTTGCCCGTCATACACTTGCTCCTTTCAGTCCGAACTTAGCTTTAATTTCTGCGATCTTCGCCAGAGCCTGTGCACGATTTAGAGGTCTACCGCCCATAACAGGAAGTTGTTTTACTGGTTCAGGTATCGTCTCACCACGGTTAATTCGCGCTGTCATACAGGTCAGTTCATCGGCAGCCTTGCGCCGTAATTCCGCATCAGTAAGCGCATTGGCCCGCATGTTCTGATACAGGTTGGTAACCAGCCAGTAGTGCGCGTTTGATTTCCACGGATAAGACTCCGCATCCGGATACAGGCCTCGCTTCCGGCAATACTCGTAAACCATATCAACCAGCTCGCTGACGTTTGGCAGTCCGGCGATAACGGATGCTTCTTCCCGGCACCATGCAACAAACTGCCCGGGTGATGGCAGAAATGGTCGATTCTGCCGACGGGCTACGCGCATTCCTGCGTTAACCTGTTCCATTGTGGTGATCCCGTTTTCCCGGAAAGCCAGCACCCACTGGCGGCGGATTTCGTTCAGTTCGTTCTGGTCCCGGTTAGCCAGGCTCGCCGGGAAAGTTGCCAGTAACTGGCTGAACACACCATTGATGATCTGCGCTACCTGTTGTACCTGCGGCTTTTCGTCGTACTGTTCCGGCATGTTGTTGGCGATCCGACGCATCTGCTCACGGTCAAAGTTAACCATCTGTGCGGCGATGTTTTTCATAAATCCACCCCGTAAATCCAGTCAGTGTTTGTCAGGTCGAGTTTTGGTTTGCTGGCTGTCACGCCTGCCTGTTGCTTGTTACGGTTGATTTCGAGCTGGGTCCACTTGTCGCGGAGTTTGGCCGGACTCAGCACGTTACCGGACCAGAAGTTGTCCTGGCAGGCCCAGCGGAAAAGCACACACATATCGCGGTGGTTACGTCCGTCACGTTCACGCATCAGGCGGATATCGTTAGCCCACCCAGCAAAATTCGGTTTTCTGGCTGATGGCGCGATGGTCTTCACCATGTCAAACATCCACTCTGCGGCGGTCAGGTCTTCTGCTGTTCCCCACTTGCTGCCGCTCTGAATTGCAGCATCCGGTTTAACCACAGAAAGATCATTTTCTGGCTGGTCAGAGGATTCGCCAGAATTCTCTGACGAATAATCTTTTCTTTTTTCTTTTGTATTAGTGTCTTTTGTGTTCCCCTGTTTTGAGGGATAGCAATCCCCCAATTTGAGGGATGTTTTATCCCTCGTTTTAGGGGATTTTCCCTCGTTTTGAGGGATACACCATTCTGAGATGTTTTTATTTGGTCCAAACATGCCGCCTTGCTGCTTGATAATATTCATTCTGACGAGCTCTAACTTGGCTTCATTGCATCGTTTGACAGGTAACTTTGTAATCTCGCTAAGTTGAGAATCGGTGATTCTGTCCATAGGTTTATTCCACCCATAGGTTTTACGCAGAATGGCAAGCAGCACTTTAAACTGTCGCTTGGTCAGATCTGCGCCCGAATAAGCCTCAAGCAGCATATTTGATAGTCTGGCGTAACCATCATCGAGATCTGCCACATTACGCTCCTGTTCGGCAAAGTTACCTCTGCCGAAGTTGAGTATTTTTGCTGTATTTGTCATAATGACCCCTGTGGATTGATCCAGTAATTCCCTCAGAATTGCATATCAATTTGCTCAGAATCCTCGGTGGCAGCCGGGGATTTTTTCTTTGTGATTCCATCAAGCGCATACTTAAAAGCCCTGCTAATCGGACTGATGTCTGATGCCATTCCGAAAGCACACAAGACCGAAGCAATAAACCGCCAGTCCGTTCTGCTTATCTTCGATTCATGACAGCCAATCATCTTTGCCAGACCGCGCTGGGTAAGCGTTGACAGGTTGATGAGTAAATCTGTTTCTGCGCGATCAACGTCGCGCTGTGATAGTTTGCTGTAACTTGTTTGTTCCATTTCTTACTATTTCCATAAGTAAATAAACACTAATACTCATCTTTCGATGAGTGCTTAATTAGTTACCGCGTTGTCGGCGGTGCAGATTGATAAAGAGCGGTGTTACTTATGCAGCCAGAAGGTTCTTTTTGCTTATTTCAAGCATTTCGCTTGCTTGATATTTGCCACCAGAAATCTCTTCGATTTTTGATGCGTATTTAGTTTTCCCAAAAAACTCAGTCTTAGGGAGGAAGCCGTTTTTGAGCCACTTATAGACAGCCCTTTCGCTAACTCCACAAGCCTTCGCAACTTCAGGGATGCCGACACCTTTAATCGGCTCATCAAGATTTTGCATAGGAATATCCTTTTTCGTACTTTCAGTACGCATTATGGTTGAACTGAAAGTTTTTGCAAGTGCTTTAGTATCGTACTCATGGTTCAGAATGAAAAAGTGCGCAAAGAATTCGCCCAGCGGCTAGCGCAAGCCTGTAAAGAAGCTGGTCTTGATGAACATGGTAGGGGGATGGCCATAGCCCGTGCCCTTTCTCTTTCGTCCAAAGGCGTTAGCAAATGGTTTAATGCTGAGTCTTTACCGCGTCAGGAAAAAATGAATGCGCTTGCGAAATTTCTAAACGTTGATGTTGTTTGGCTTCAGCACGGCACTTCGTTAAATGGAGCGAATGATGAAGATACTCTTTCATTTGTTGGCAAATTAAAAAAAGGGTTAGTGCGCGTGGTTGGTGAGGCAATTCTTGGTGTTGATGGTGCCATCGAGATGACCGAAGAGCGCGATGGGTGGCTCAAAATTTATAGCGATGATCCAGATGCCTTTGGTCTTCGTGTGAAAGGAGACAGCATGTGGCCCAGAATAAAATCAGGAGAATATGTACTCATTGAGCCTAACACCAAAGTATTCCCGGGTGATGAGGTGTTTGTCAGAACCGTTGAAGGACACAACATGATTAAGGTTCTTGGCTATGACAGAGATGGAGAATACCAATTTACAAGCATTAACCAGGACCACAGGCCTATAACGTTGCCTTATCATCAAGTAGCAAAGGTGGAGTATGTGGCTGGTATTCTGAAGCAATCTCGCCATCTGGATGACATCGAGGCAAGGGAGTGGCTGAAAAGTTCGTGACTTCATCGTCACATAGCTGGTAACCAGTGGCCTGAAGAGACGTTTGGGTGATGTGATAGAGATCATTATTCAATTCGATTGAGAAAAATCATCATAAAGTTTATATCCATTTATTAGATTTTATGTGTATAAATAGTTAAAAATGTACGACGTAGAGATATTTGTGCTTAACATCAATTAATCATTGCTAAATCGTGCTTATTGTTCAGAAATCGCCCAAATTATATTGAAAATCTGTTGGCGAACACCTATATAAGGAGTATAGTTAGTGACTCAAAACGTATTGCCAATCAACAAGAGCTTGCATGACCGAGCTGTTGATGAATTTAATCGTCTGCATGGAACAATGATTGGCGAGATTAGCGCAATGCTGAAAACAGCTAAAGTAGCGCCATTGGTGGATCTCCGTAAGAAAGATCCTACCTTCTTGAACGTTGTCGCAGAATTACGGACATTCAGAGACGTATGTAATGCTCTGATCCCGCACTTTCTTGTTGATAAGACCAGCGAAATCGCTGTCATTGATAAGTTACTTATACTGGCTAATGACCTGGCTCAAGCCATCGATGCTGACGATCCTGACGCATTGTGCGCAGCAATAGCAGCCCTTGATGTTGAGCCTTACATTTAAACGAGGGGAAAAAAATGACTAAAGCGTTTGACTATACTGCCGTTAGTAAGCTTTTGGCTGAAATGCGCGGATGTGTAGAGCGCGTTCAAAATCTACGCCGCGACTTTGAAGCTCACATCAATCATTCACAAAAAGCGGCTTGATACTTAAGTTAGATAACAGAACCAGAACCCGGCCTCAGCGCCGGGTTTTCTTTTCCTCACGATCGCCCTCCCATATTTAATAGCCGCAAATGTGGTAAACCGCGAACCAACTCACCAGCAATACCCCCTCCAACTACAGACCACTCTGCAGCATTTACAAAAATAAATTTCCTTATATATCAAAATCATATCTCGCTGCATTAATAAATCACAAAATTTCGTACCAATAGTTCTTGATAATATCGAACTATTGGTTCATTATTGTCACATCAGCAGGACGCTGGAAGCCAAACGGAACAGATTGGCAGGCTCTTTAACTTCGATGGGGCGCTGACAAAGCGCAAACAGATACCAAACGAGATGGGTTTGGGATTTGATGAATGTGCAGGTCGATGCACTAACGCTTAGCGGTGAGCACCTGCCTTTGGGGCATGATGGGTAGCTGCAATCAGGAGATCGACACCTGACATCAAATCACCAAAGCCATTTCACATGGAGAAAAGAAAATGCTGGAAATTATCACCAACCCAATTCTCGGTGGGGCAATCATCACTTTCGCAATCGGCATCGGATTCACTATCTGGTCTGAAGTAGATGGCTGGATGTGGGAGCGCAAAAACAAATAATCATCAACACACATTCATGTGTGTCTTCACGGAGGTCATCATGGCGGTAATCGTGTACGGGAAATCAACATTTGCAGGAAATGCCAAAACTCGCCGTCATGAGCGGCGCAGAAAGCCGGCTATCGAGCGTGATGCTATATGCAACATCATCGATTCGATCTTCGGCACAGACAGTGAGGAACCTGTTCAGGAAGAACCGAGAAAGCGTTTAAGCCTTTCTGAAAAAGCAATATCACTCGGCAACATTCGTAACCAAAATACCGACGAATGCAGTGGAAGTATTTGCCTGCCAAACGTAGCCATTTACGCGGCAGGCTACCGGAAATCAAAACAACTGACGGCGAGGTAAGCTGCACCGTTCACCAGAAAATGAAATTAGGCAGCAAACCACTTATTTGAGGTGATATATGGAAGAAGAATTTGAAGAGTTCGAAGAGCATCCTCAGGATGTGATGGAACAATACCAGGACTATCCGTATGACTACGACTATTGATACAAATCAATGGTGTGGACAATTCAAACGATGCAATGGATGCAAGCTGCAATCGGAATGCATGGTTAAGCCTGAAGAAATGTTTCCTGTAATAGAGGATGGGAAATATGTCGATAAATGGGCAATACGAACGACGGCAATGGTTGCCAGAGAACTTGGTAAACAGAACAACAAAGCAGCCTGATAGTGACCTTTATTTTTGGCATAAACAACAGAATAAACACTGCACTGTGCATTCATTCCAACGAGTGAATACACGGAGCAATGTCGCTCGTAACTAAACAGGAGCCGACTTGTTCTGATTATTGGAAATCTTCTTTGCCCTCCAGTGTGAGGGCGATTTTTTATCTATGAGGATATGAACAGATGTCAAACATCAAAAAATACATCATTGATTACGACTGGAAAGCATCAATAGAAATTGAAATCGACCATGACGTAATGACAGAGGAAAAACTTCACCAGATTAATAATTTCTGGTCAGACTCTGAATACCGACTCAATAAACACGGCTCTGTATTAAATGCTGTATTAATCATACTGGCGCAACATGCTCTGCTTATAGCAATTTCGAAAGACCTAAATGCATATGGTGTTGTTTGTGAGTTCGACTGGGATGATGGAAATGGTCAGGAAGGATGGCCTCCAATGGATGGTAGCGAAGGAATAAGAATTACCGATATCGATACATCAGGAATATTTGATTCAGATGATATGACTATCAAGGCCGCCTGAACGCGGCGTTACCGCATACCAATAACGCTTCACTCGAGGCGTTTTTCGTTATGTATAAATAAGGAGCACACCATGCAATATGCCATTGCAGGGTGGCCTGTTGCTGGCTGCCCTTCCGAATCTTTACTTGAACGAATCACCCGTAAATTACGTGACGGATGGAAACGCCTTATCGACATACTTAATCAGCCAGGAGTCCCAAAAAATGGATCAAACACTTATGGCTATCCAGACTAAATTCACTATCGCCACTTTTATTGGCGATGAAAAGATGTTTCGTGAGGCCGTCGACGCTTATAAAAAATGGATATTAATACTGAAACTGAGATCAAGCAAAAGCATTCACTAATCCCCTTTCCTGTTTTCCTAATCAGCCTGGCATTTCGCGGGCGATATTTTCACAGCCATTTTCAGGAGTTCAGCCATGAACGCTTATTACATTCAGGATCGTCTTGAGGCTCAGAGCTGGGCGCGTCACTACCAGCAGATCGCCCGTGAAGAGAAAGAGGCAGAACTGGCAGACGACATGGAAAAAGGTCTTCCACAGCACCTGTTTGAATCACTCTGCATCGATCATTTGCAACGCTGCGGGGCCAGCAAAAAAGCCATTACCCGTGCGTTTGATGACGATGTTGAGTTTCAGGAGCGCATGGCAGAACACATCCGGTACATGGTTGAAACCATTGCTCACCACCAGGTTGATATTGATTCAGAGGTATAAAACGGATGAGTACAGCACTCGCAACGCTGGCAGGGAAGCTGGCTGAACGTGTCGGCATGGATTCTGTCGACCCACAGGAACTGATCACCACTCTTCGCCAGACGGCATTTAAAGGTGATGCCAGCGATGCGCAGTTCATCGCATTGTTGATCGTCGCCAACCAGTATGGCCTTAATCCGTGGACGAAAGAAATTTACGCCTTCCCTGATAAGCAGAACGGCATCGTTCCGGTGGTGGGCGTTGATGGCTGGTCCCGCATCATCAATGAAAACCAGCAGTTTGATGGCATGGACTTTGAGCAGGACAATGAATCCTGCACATGCCGGATTTACCGCAAGGACCGTAATCATCCGATCTGCGTTACCGAGTGGATGGATGAGTGCCGTCGCGAACCATTCAAAACCCGAGAAGGCAAAGAAATCATCGGACCGTGGCAGTCGCATCCCAAACGGATGTTACGGCATAAAGCCATGATTCAGTGTGCCCGTCTCGCCTTCGGATTTGCTGGTATCTATGACAAGGATGAAGCCGAGCGCATTGTCGAAAATACCGCATACACTGCAGAACGTCAGCCGGAACGCGACATCACTCCGGTTAGCGATGAAACCATGCAGGAGATTAACACTCTGCTGATTGCCCTGGACAAAACATGGGATGACGACTTATTGCCGCTCTGTTCCCAGATATTTCGCCGCGACATTCGCGCATCGTCAGAACTGACACAGGCCGAAGCAGTGAAAGCTCTTGGATTCCTGAAACAGAAAGCCACTGAGCAGAAGGTGGCAGCATGACACCGGACATTATCCTGCAGCGTACCGGGATCGACGTGAGAGCTGTCGAACAGGGGGATGATGCATGGCACAAATTACGGCTCGGCGTCATCACCGCTTCAGAAGTTCACAACGTGATAGCAAAGCCCCGCTCAGGAAAGAAGTGGCCTGACATGAAAATGTCCTACTTCCACACCCTGCTGGCTGAGGTTTGCACCGGTGTGGCTCCGGAAGTTAATGCTAAGGCGCTGGCCTGGGGAAAACAGTACGAGAACGATGCCAGAACTCTGTTTGAATTCACTTCCGGCGTGAATGTTACTGAATCCCCGATCATCTATCGCGACGAAAGTATGCGCACCGCCTGCTCTCCCGATGGTTTATGCAGTGACGGCAACGGCCTTGAGCTGAAATGCCCGTTTACCTCCCGGGATTTCATGAAGTTCCGGCTCGGTGGTTTCGAGGCCATAAAATCGGCTTACATGGCCCAGGTGCAGTACAGCATGTGGGTGACGCGAAAAGATGCCTGGTACTTTTCCAACTATGACCCGCGTATGAAGCGTGAAGGCCTGCACTATGTCGTGGTTGAGCGGGATGAAAAGTACATGGCGAGTTTTGACGAGATGGTGCCGGAGTTCATCGAAAAAATGGACGAGGCACTGGCTGAAATTGGTTTTGTATTTGGGGAGCAATGGCGATGAAGCATCCTCACGATAATATCCGGGTAGGCGCGATCACTTTCGTCTACTCCGTTACAAAGCGAGGCTGGGTATTTCCCGGCCTTTCTGTTATCAGAAATCCCCTGAAAACACAGCGGCTGGCTGAGAAGATAAATAATAAACGGGAGGCGGTATGCACAAAGCATCTCCTGCTGAGTTAAGAACGAGTATTGAGATGGCACATAGCCTTGCTCAAATTGGAGTCAGGTTTGTGCCAATAGCAGTAGAAACAGACGAAGAATTTCATACGTTAGCCACATCCCTTTCACAAAAACTGGAAATGATGGTGGCGAAAGCAGAAGCAGATGAGAGAGACCAGGTATGACAACCACCGAATGCATTTTTCTGGCAGCGGGCTTCATATTCTGTGTGCTTATGCTTGCCGACATGGGGCTTGTTCAATGACACATCAGCAAGAAAACGCCCTTCGCAGTATTGCCCGTCAGGCTAATTCTGAAATCAAAAAAGCCAGACAGCAGTTTCCGGATAAAAACGTCGATGACATTTGCCGTAGCGTACTGAAGAAGCACCGCGAAACGGTAACGCTGATGGGATTCACACCGACTCATTTAAGCCTGGCGATCGGCATGTTAAACGGCGTCTTTAAGGAGCGATGAACATGAAAAGCAAAATCATCAGGGAGCTACAGGATCCTTTTTTATTATTCGCATTCACCCTCAAGCGTATTAACCAACAATTCAGGGATTAATGAAAGATGGCAGACATCATTGATTCAGCATCAGAAATCGAAGAATTACAGCGCAACACAGCAATAAAAATGCGCCGCCTGAACCACCAGGCTATATCTGCCACTCATTGTTGTGAGTGTGGCGATCCCATAGATGAACGAAGACGCCTGGTCGTTCAGGGTTGTCGGACTTGTGCAAGTTGCCAGGAGGATCTGGAGCTTATCAGTAAACAGAGAGGTTCGAAGTGAGCGAAATTAACTCTCAGGCACTGCGTGAGGCGGCAGTAGCAATTGAAACAGTAGCAACGCCTCAAAAATTGCTGGCATTTCGTATGAAAGTCACACCTCAGGTTGTGCTGGCACTGCTGGATGAACGGGAAAGAAACCAGCAATACATCAAACGCCGCGACCAAGAGAACGAGGATATTGCGTTAACGGTAGGAAAGTTGCGCGTTGAGCTTGAGGCAGAAAAACAGCGGGCAAAGGATCTGTTTATGGAAAATGCTCGGCTTAAGTCAGGTATAGCCGGTCTGATACACCTCGGTATTCGATATGCAGATGTTGAGGTCATGAGAATTGCTGGAGATGCCCAGCTTTCTACCCCATGCACTGACAGCATCATAAACAGCATTGCAACAGGCATTCGCATCAAAGGAGAGTGATATGAGCGCTATAACCAAAGAACGTATCAAATTATTCATTAAAAATCCGCTTGATAACGGACTTACTCGTGGCGAACAAATGGAACTGGCACGAATTGCACTGGCATCACTGGAACGCGAACAGATTCGCCACGAGCATGCCAAATGGTCTGACTCCACATTTGGCTGCGTTGGCCCCATTGGTCCGCTGAAACATCTCTCAAAAGAGGCACTGGAAGCCGCAGCCGAACCAGACGATCTTAGCGAGTGGGCTGATATGCAGTTTCTGTTGTGGGATGCACAGCGCCGTGCTGGCATCAGCGATGCTGAAATTACCGCAGCTATGGAAGATAAATTGAAGATCAACATGGAGCGCCAGTGGCCTGAGCCAAAAGATGGTGAGCCTCGCTTGCACATTAAAGAACCCGGCAACTATCCGGTAACTCCGGATGGTTGGATAAGCTGTAGTGAGCGAATGCCAGAAATGGGAGAGCGACAATGCTATGTGTTAGCAGCTGACTTTAAAAACAACTACCCACCAAACATCCCCAACACTCAGGTCGGCGTATATGGCGACTGGTTTAATGATGGCAATCCCACTTGGGATGACGGTGATGGCGAAGACCTGTATCTCAAAGAGGTAACCCACTGGATGCCTCTACCAGAACCGCCTCGATTAAAGGAGCTATAATAGTGAACTATTATATCTATTTGTATTAAAAGAGTTTTTATAAAATAAATCTTCCAAAGCATGTAAAAACACTGTTAATCTTAACGTGTGTGAAACGTGAAGAGAGGTGTTGAAATGAGCATTCATGATTTGTGTGAAGATCAAGAGCAATGGGCTATGCAGACCCTTATGGGATCAGGAGTTCTTGCAAGGTGCAGAATCCATAACGATGTAATTTTAGACAGCGGAAATGATGCTTCTTCTGCTTATAAATTAGGAGCTTACCTATATCAAAAAGATAATAGCTGCAACTTATTCAATACTCTTACTGAAGCCCGCGACGCAATAAAGGATGCATATGAATCGTATTGTGGGATTGATGATTGCCCACAATGCTCAAAATACATTGACGATTAATAATATGAACAAGTAACTATCCTCGCACTCGCGGGGATTTCTTTTATCTGAACTCGCTACGGCGGGTTTTGTTTTATGGAGACAAGAAATGTCAGATTTGGCTATGAAGGTTTTGAAATGGCAATCGACTGGCGATGTCGGCATCAGTAGCGCAACTCTTGCCTCAATCGCATGTGGACTGAAAAATAATATCTATGGTCATCACTTCGGCGCTCCACATGACGTAGCCGATTTCCGGCGATGCGTTGCACTTGTTGAGCAGATTCCAGAAATCAGAGATTCATTCGACAAGGTTGCAAAGCGCGTTCCGGCATTCAAAGGAATCCTCAACGAATGGGATTCCCTCGTTGCTCTGTTGAAGTCTGAAATGAAGACGTACGGGAACAAAGCACCAGAGACTTACAGAAGAATCAGCGAGCTACGCAAGGACTAACTACAGCCTCACACTCGATGAGGCCTGTTCATTGCTCAATGATATCCAGACCTACCATCGCCGCATCAATGCGGCTTTTTCTTGCGTGTAATTGCGGAGACTTTGCGATGTACTTGACACTTCAGGAGTGGAACGCTCGCCAGCGACGCCCAAGAAGCCTTGAAACAGTTCGTCGATGGGTGCGCGAATGCAGGATATTCCCTCCTCCGGTTAAGGATGGAAGAGAGTATCTGTTCCACGAATCAGCGGTAAAGGTTGACTTAAATCGACCAGTAACAGGTAGCCTTTTGAAGAGGATCAGAAATGGGAAGAAGGCGAAGTCATGAGCGCCGGGATTTACCCCCTAATCTTTATATAAGAAACAATGGATATTACTGCTACAGGGACCCAAGGACGGGTAAAGAGTTTGGATTAGGCCGAGACAGGCGAATCGCAATCACTGAAGCTATACAGGCCAACATTGAGTTATTTTCAGGACACAAACACAAGCCTCTGACAGCGAGAATCAACAGTGATAATTCTGTTACGTTACATTCATGGCTTGATCGCTACGAAAAAATCCTCGCCAGCAGAGGAATCAAGCAGAAGACACTCATAAATTACATGAGCAAAATTAAAGCAATAAGGAGGTGTCTGCCTGATGCTCCACTTGAAGACATCACCACAAAAGAAATTGCGGCAATGCTCAATGGATACATAGACGAGGGCAAGGCGGCGTCAGCCAAGTTAATCAGATCGACACTGAGCGATGCATTCCGAGAGGCAATAGCTGAAGGCCATATAACAACAAACCCGGTCGCTGCCACTCGCGCAGCAAAATCAGAGGTAAGGAGATCAAGACTTACGGCTGACGAATACCTGAAAATTTATCAAGCAGCAGAATCATCACCATGTTGGCTCAGACTTGCAATGGAACTGGCTGTTGTTACCGGACAGCGAGTTGGTGATTTATGCGAAATGAAGTGGTCTGATATCGTAGATGGATATCTTTATGTCGAGCAAAGCAAAACAGGCGTAAAAATTGCCATCCCAACAGCATTGCATGTTGATGCTCTCGGGATATCAATGAAGGAAACACTTGATAAATGCAAAAAGATTCTTGGCGGAGAAACCATAATTGCATCTACTCGTCGTGAACCGCTTTCATCCGGCACAGTATCAAGGTATTTTATGCGCGCACGAAAAGCATCAGGTCTTTCCTTCGAAGGGGATCCGCCTACCTTTCACGAGTTGCGCAGTTTGTCTGCAAGACTCTATGAGAAGCAGATAAGCGATAAGTTTGCTCAACATCTTCTCGGGCATAAGTCGGACACCATGGCATCACAGTATCGTGATGACAGAGGCAGGGAGTGGGACAAAATTGAAATCAAATAATGATTTTATTTTGATTGATAGTGACCTGTTCGTTGCAACAAATTGATAAGCAATGCTTTTTTATAAGGCCAACTTAGTATAAAAAAGCAGGCTTCAACGGATTCATTTTTCTATTTCATAGCCCGGAGCAACCTGTGAACACATTTTCAGTTTCCCGTCTGGCGCTGGCATTGGCTTTTGGCGTGACGCTGACCGCCTGTAGCTCAACCCCGCCCGATCAACGTCCTTCTGATCAAACCGCGCCTGGTACCTCTTCTCGCCCGATTCTGTCGGCAAAAGAAGCGCAGAATTTCGATGCTCAACACTATTTTGCATCCCTGACACCAGGTGCTGCAGCGTGGAATCCTTCCCCGATTACCCTGCCTGCGCAACCTGACTTTGTTGTCGGCCCGGCGGGCACTCAAGGTGTAACGCATACCACGATTCAGGCGGCGGTAGATGCGGCAATTATCAAGCGCACCAACAAGCGCCAGTATATTGCCGTGATGCCTGGTGAGTATCAGGGAACGGTATATGTCCCTGCCGCTCCGGGTGGAATTACTCTGTACGGTACAGGTGAAAAACCGATTGATGTGAAGATTGGGCTTTCCCTTGATGGTGGCATGAGCCCTGCCGACTGGCGTCACGACGTCAACCCGCGCGGCAAATATATGCCAGGTAAACCAGCGTGGTATATGTACGATAGCTGCCAGAGCAAACGCAGCGACAGTATCGGTGTTCTCTGCTCTGCGGTCTTCTGGTCACAAAACAATGGCCTGCAACTGCAAAATCTGACCATCGAAAACACGCTGGGCGATAGCGTAGATGCAGGTAACCATCCGGCGGTGGCACTGCGTACTGATGGTGACCAGGTACAGATTAACAACGTTAACATTCTCGGTCGTCAGAACACCTTCTTTGTCACCAACAGCGGTGTGCAGAACCGTCTGGAAACAAATCGTCAGCCGCGTACGCTGGTGACCAACAGCTACATTGAAGGGGATGTGGATATCGTTTCTGGTCGCGGCGCAGTGGTGTTCGATAACACCGAATTCCGCGTGGTGAACTCACGTACTCAGCAAGAAGCGTATGTGTTTGCACCGGCTACGCTGTCCAACATTTACTACGGTTTCCTCGCCGTAAACAGCCGTTTCAATGCTTTCGGTGATGGTGTGGCGCAACTGGGCCGCTCGCTGGATGTTGATGCCAATACCAACGGTCAGGTGGTGATCCGTGATAGCGCCATCAACGAAGGTTTTAACACGGCTAAACCGTGGGCCGATGCGGTGATCTCTAATCGTCCGTTTGCGGGTAATACCGGCAGCGTAGATGATAACGACGAAATACAGCGCAATCTGAATGACACTAACTACAACCGCATGTGGGAATACAATAACCGCGGCGTGGGTAGTAAAGTGGTTGCAGAGGCGAAGAAGTAA